GCGAAGTCTGAGATTGATGAAGAATTTCCACAAGAAATGGGTATCTATGACTTACACGAGTTTCTCGGTACTCTTGGTTTGTTTCAAAAACCTGTGTTGAAATTTGAAGAAAAAAATATGATCATTAACGAAGATGGTATATCTACAAAAACTAGATATTTCTTTAGTGATCCATCTGTGTTAGTATCACCAACAAAAGATATTAAAATGCCACCAGTTGATGTGTCATTTACACTAACACAAGCTGATCTATCAAAGGTCAAGAAGGCATCTGCTGTCATGCAATTGCCAGATATTACTGTGACTGCTAAATTGGGTAAAGATATATTTCTAACAGCAGTTGATAGTAAGAACTCAACATCAAACGATTATTCAGTAAAAGTAGGAGACAATTCGCCTGCAGACTTTACTTTTCATTTTAAGGCAGAGAACTTTAAATTGATTGATGGTGATTACGATGTAGAAATTTCAAAGTCGTTAATCAGTCATTTCAAACATCGTTCAAAGCCAGTGGAGTATTGGATTGCATTAGAACAAACATCTAAGTACGGAGGTTAATCGTGGTCGAAAACGATAACTTTCTTTGGGTTGAGAAATATCGACCTCATAAAATAGATGATTGTATTCTACCAGAATCTCTCAAAGAAACATTTCAAAAGTTTCTTTCACAAGGTGAAATACCTAACCTATTGTTATCAGGCACAGCAGGTACGGGCAAAACAACAGTTGCTCGTGCCTTGTGTGAACAATTAGGTTGTGACTATATCATACTGAATGGTTCTGATGAAGGTCGTTCTATTGATACTGTAAGAAACAATATTAAAAACTTTGCTTCGACAGTATCATTGAGTGAATCTGGTCCTAAAGTTGTCATCATTGACGAGGCAGATTATATGAATCCAGAATCAGTGCAACCTGCATTGAGAAACTTCATAGAAACATTTTCCAAACATTGTCGATTTATCTTTACATGTAATTTCATTAATAAGATTATTGCACCGATACATTCAAGGTGTACGGTGATTACATTTAGAACTGACAAATCAGATAAACAAAAGATTGCTGGTGCGTTTCATAAACGATTAAAAGATATCTTAGACAATGAACAGATTGATTATGATGATAAGGTTCTTGCAGAATTAATCATCAAACACTATCCAGATTTTCGTAGAACAATTAATGAACTACAAAGATATTCTGTAAGTGGTAAAATTGATACTGGTATTCTGGTATCATTGTCTGAACAATCTTTCAAAGAACTTACCAATGTTCTGAAAAAGAAAGACTTTGTGGCATTGAGAAAGTGGGTTGTTGATAGTATTGACAAAGATCCAAATCAACTATACAGAGAACTTTATAATCACCTTTCTGTGAACATGGATCCTAAAACTCAACCGATAATGATTATGATATTGGCAAAGTATATGTATCAATCAGCCTTTGTTGCAGACCAAGAGATCAATATGATTGCTTGTCTAACAGAGATTATGGGTGAGTGTAAATTCAAATGATTGTTTCTACAAAAAAGAAACTAGTTTACTTTCATAATCCAAAGACAGCAGGTAGTTCTATTACAAGAACACTAGCACCTTTCTGTACAAAATCAGAAGAACTAGAAGGATTGATTATGGGTGGTGGATGGCAAGGTAGATTTCACCATGATGGTACTCAACATCAAAAAATGACACTGACACAATATGGTGAGTTTAGAGATTACTTTAAATTTTCTTTTGTAAGAAATCCATTTGATATTGTATTAAGTTTTTGGGAAAAATCAACTAAAGATAGAAACTATGGTACACTAGAAGAATTTCTTTTATCAAATGAGTTTCCCGGTGAACGAGCTCTAAGATATATTCAAACAGAATACTTAGATGTGAATAACTTAGATTATGTAGGTCGATATGAAAATCTACAACAAGATTGGGTTTATATTGCAGAGAAACTTGATTTGCCATATGAACTTCCATTACTCAATGAAAGACAAACAAAACAACACAATCATTATAGAGAATACTATACAACACTATCAAGGAAGATTGTAGAAGAAAGATATCAGAAAGATTTAGAGGTATTTGAATATGAGTTTTAAATTAGAATTTTTACATGGTGCATTTAATTTATTAAAGAATGTATTCATGCATGGCTCAGTTATAAGAACAATTGTTTACACCTGTGGCCACATTGCAATTGCAATTCTATGTAATCGAATAATCACAGGTGCAGAAATCAAATTGGCAACACTAGATGCAATTATAGAACCATTAGTTAATTCTGTTTGGTATTTCTTTTTGGATTATTATTGGGCAACAAAGTATGGAAAAAGAGAAAACATTGGAAAATGAGTTATATTGGAAAAGTAAGTACGCCTAAAAGTCGTAAGACAACACCTAATGATGTTATAATGACTAAACCAGAAACAGCAAAATGGATAATTGATTACTTCAAACCTACTGGTACAATATTAGAACCATGTAAAGGTGATGGTGCATTTTATAATCAGTTTGAGGGTGATAAGGATTGGTGTGAAATACGAGAGGGTAAAGATTTTTTTGATTATAATAAAAAAGTAGATTGGATAATTACGAATCCACCTTTTAGTATCTTTGATAAATTTTTACTTAAAGCCTTTGAAGTAGCAGATAATGTTGTTTTCTTTTGTCCACTTATTAAAACTTTTAAAGGTAAAAAGTTAGATATGAAAATCAGAGAGTATGGTGACATCAAAGAGATAGTACATATGGGTGGTGGTAATAAACATGGTTTTCCATTTGGATTCTCTACTGGTTGTATTCATTATCAAAGAAAATATATTGGTGATATAAAATATGTGAGGGCATATAAGTGAATAATAAAATAGAAAATGATAAGAAATTATATCAATTATCTGACTACCTAAACGCCATTAATAACACAAAAGAACAATTGATGGATTCAGATGATGTGGCATGGAAAAAGAAATATCCTGCGTTTATTGTGAATAAATGTATGTCATATCATATTGATACTCTCTTAGAGGCAAACACAATGAACGCATATCATCATTTACCAAACGATATGCAGTTCAATTTTTATATAAATATTGTTAGACCTAAAAAGAGATTTAGTAAATGGTATAAGTCTAATATTGCTAATATTGATGTGGTCAAAAAGTATTATGGCTATACATATGAAAAGGCAAGACAGGCTTTGAGCATACTGAATAGTGAACAGATTAAGAAAATTAAATCGATTATGGAAGTCGGTGGGAGAAAAAAATGAGTGAAAATTTAGAATGGTCGCCAGAGAGTATGCTGGAGGTCAAACTGAAAACGCCAGATGATTTTTTAAAGGTGAGAGAAACTTTAACAAGAATCGGTGTTGCCAGTCGAAAAGAAAAGAAATTATTTCAATCGTGTCATATACTACACAAACAAGGTAGATATTTTATAGTACACTTTAAAGAACTGTTTGCCCTAGATGGTAAATCAGCAAACATTTCTGACAATGATATTGAAAGACGAAACACGATTGCTCAATTGTTATCTGATTGGAACTTAGTGGAAATTGTTGGTGACATAGGAACCAAAGCACCATTAAGTCAAATCAAAGTGATTGCATTTAAAGACAAACACGAATGGAATTTAGAAACCAAATATAACATAGGTAAAAAAAGAGAAGACGAGCAATCAAATGAAAGTACCCAAGTTTAACGAATTTATTGCCGAGGCAAAAGAAGAAGTTACCAATATACAGGTAGCAATTCTGACAAACAAGATTACAAAGAATCCTGTTGTCTTTGGTAATATTCTCAAAGGTGTTTGTGACGAATTAAAAATAGAATGTCATCTTATTTCTATTAAAGAGGCTTGGGTTGCCGAAACAGATTTAGACAAACAAACACTTAAAGTTTCCAATGTTGATGGTGAAGGCACAGATGTGGAATTTGATATTTCCAGAACTGTTGTTTTTACTCGTGCAGGTTCCGTAGATACGGAAGTTGGACTTGCTTTGTTATCATCGTTTGAA